ATCTTTTATATATTTTACCATTAACTGCTTACTTTCAGATGTAGCAATTTCACCTTTTAAAATATCTTTAAAATTATATCCGAATTGATTTATAAAAAGTGAACTATAAAAATCTCTTTTTTCGTCATATACCTGTGAAACTCTACTTTCAAATACTATATTTCCTAACGTATCTCTTATAACAATTCTATTAATATTAAAAAAATCTCCAAACCTTAAATCAACGTCAAATACTATTGCTGTATCACCGTTTATTCCTTCTTCATATATATCTGTTATAATACCCACAGCTCCCTGTGGTTTATCCATCCAAACACCATCATATAATACTTGACCATTTACTCTATCACCAATTTTAGGTATATAACCATCAATAGGATTTGGGTTAGATAAATATAATGTTTCTTTATCTGAAACTATCTCATTAGCTAAATCAATATCGAGTGATTTTCTCATATTATCAAATTCTTGATAAAATTCTTTATCTACAAAAGATAACCATAATTTAACAAATTCTACAAAATAGTTATCGTCAGCTTTTTGTCTTAAATATGATGGTATTAATCTATGAACTAATATTCTTAAATCATTCTTCATTAGTTAAACCTCAAGTCAATTTCAGAATCTTTTATTGATTTAACATATATCTCTTTTTTAAATTCCTGTATTTCCTGATTAGAAAATGTAAGTATCATAGAATATCTGTTATTTCCACTCATATCTTCTTCATTTTCTTTAAATGTTATAACATCATTTACATTAATACCTTTTCCTACTATATCACTTGTCAATGCAAATTCAATAATACCTTTTTCATAATTTACATAAGAATTTTCAACATCATAAGCTGTTTCTGTTTCATCGACATATTCTAAAATATTGCTGCCAGATTTTCCTCTTATAATTTTTCTATTTATAAATTCTTCACTATAACCATTAACAGGTATTTTTATACTTCCTTCTTCAATCCCATTCCATAATCTTATAGTAATAATTTTGTTTACAAAGTATGGATTAAAGAAAAATATTTTATTAGTTATATCTATAATAGCATATTTAACTTCCTGAAAATCCATTATTCTGTCAATTAGTTGTGATTTAATAGCTTCTGCATTCCAACCACTAAAATTCTGATTAAAATATTCTCTTATAGCTGATTTAACATTATCTATAACTGCTTTACCGTTACCGATAAATAAATCAGAACGTCTGCAATTAACACTTATAAGATATGAAATTATTATAGGTGTAATAGGTCTTATTTTTAATGATAAAACTTTATAATTTTCTAAATCTCTTCTAATATTTGTAATATCATAAGGGGATAATCTCATAAATCCTTCATCATCATCTTCAACACTTCCATCTAATTTGTATCCAGAAACTATCAAATTGCCTATATATGGCTCGTGAGTTTCTAACCAATGTAAATATCCACCTAAACCATCATAATCATTATTAGGGGCATTTACAGGTGGAGTATTATCTTTTAAAAATAGAATATTCTGTGTATATACATCTTGAATAAAATCTTCATACTCATATGTTTTATTTATATCATAATTTTGTGGAGAAAATCCATCAATACCTAAATCAATATCATTTTCTACTTTTATAATATTCATGGGATATACTTTTGTATCTAAATCATTTTTAATATCTTCACTATCCATTTTAAGTTTAAATTCTTTTTCTCCACCCCACGCATTCATCATATATCCTAAATTTCCTAAAATAGCTTGTAAATCGCTTTCTGTAACTCCTCTATTTCTTGAACTGAAAAATTTAGGTGCATTTGCTTTTATGCTTTCTAAACTTTCTGTATTTGTTCCACCAGTAAAAGCTGTTGTAATATTAATATTAACATCATCATTTGTAACATCTTCACCTAATGTTGTATATACTGAATTATTTTCTTCAAGTGTCAAATTACCTGTTATATTATTTCCTGATAATCCATCAGATTTTACATAATATATAAACCCTACTGTATTTCTCGGTATTCTACCAAATCCACCTTCTCCAAATTTAATTCTTAACTGATTTTCAATTCTTTCGATATAAAATACTGGACTATCTTCTGTTATTTCAGTATCCATAGTAAAAGCATCAGTATATTCTGTAGAATTTTCTATTGTTGTTCCACCTACAAAAACTTTTAAAAATCCATCTTCTATTACATCAGCACTATTTTCTAAAGTAAATGTAGATACATTATTGCTAAAATTTATTTCCTGTCTTATTAATTCGCCCTGCATAACTCTTATTTTTGGATTTATAACTGTTTCTGTATCACTATCGTATTGAACTACGCCATTTTCAAGTGTTAAAAATTTTATTCCTCTTGTCGATAATAATTTTGTATATATAGGAATATTTAATGAATTATTCTGATTAATAAGAATTTCACTATCATTTTTTATAGAAAATTCAATAACACCTCTTGATGATTTTCTTCTTTTTGGTCTATAACCTAATGATTTTGCGATTGTAATGGCATTTGCTTCTGTTTGTGTATATTCAAGAAATAATTCTGAAACTGTTATATTAAGATAAAGTAAAAGGTAATGTATCATATATGAAGCAATATCTAATGGTATCTGTATATTACTTGCTTCAAAATCTAAATCCTTTACTTTACTCGCATTTTCTGTTTGTCTTAAAAAATTCTTTAATTGCTCCTTAACCTCATTAAACTCAATTTTATCAAAATTATTATTTAATCTCATTTTTTCCCCTTATCTATTAATATCAAGAGTAAATGATACTTCTCTTCTAATATCTGAAAAAGATGTTGTAAAATCTATTATAACAATATATCTTTTATTTTCCTCATCTGGAAATACATTTACATTAGCTCCGTTTATTCTTGGTTCTAATATGTTTATATTATAAAAAATTGATTCTTCAATTTCTAATGCGGTTACTGGTGTTACCGGCATACCTATAAATCTTTTGAAATTAAATCCTAATCTCGGATTAAATAACCTTTCACCAGTATTTGTATTAAACATATTGTAAATAGCACCTATAACAGCTTTTTCATTTTCATTTATACTAATATCTGAATTGATTGGTGAAAAATCAATATCAATATCAGAATATATAATTGTATTTACATCTATCGGTCTAAACATTAATTTCTCCTATAACACTATTTACCCAGCTATTGTAGTTTTAGTAGTGGATGTAATATTTCCATTTCCACCACCTAATTTAACTTTATCACCTTTTCTTGCAACACCCTTACCATTTACTAAAACTGTATTTGAAGCACCAGTAACATTACCTTTTCCACAATGAGGACAAGTAGTTTTAACACTATCACCTTTACCCACAATACCACTACCTTCAGCATTACTATCAACACTTCCATTTATAGTATATATACTAACATTATGAGGACAACAAGATTGACCATGATTACATATACCTTTACCTTTTGAAACTTTATTAGCAATACTCATATTATAACCTCACATCATCAGGGGATATTAACCCAATTTCAAATAAATCTATAACTTCATTTAATCCCTTTTCTTCATAAAACTCATTTATAGTTTTATACCCATCTAAATCTCTATATATTACTGCTCTCGGATTTACATTTTTAACAGTTTCCATTAAAGCAAAAGCATTTCTTAAATCTATATTTGATATTAAATTCACTTCATTTTCTTTTTCTATAACTAATGATGATAACATTGCTTCTTCTTCAGACCAGTTAATATCACCTTGAAGAAGTGAAAAATAAGCTATATCTCCACCAGTATGCTCTAAATCCCACCCTAAACCATCAATAACCCATTTATAATATCCATAACCAGTATAAACAATATTTGCTGTCAAAACAAATATATCTGAAAAAAATTCATCTCGATATTTTTCTATCAAATTCGGATATTCTGTATAATCATAGAAATCATCAGCTATTAAATCTATTTCAACTTCATCTTTTAATAATATTTTCCAAAATCCATAAAATGATAATTTATCCATATGTGCAATAGCATATCTATGTAAATAACCAGCTCTGCCAGTAGGATTTAAATCTGCATCAACTCTTGCTGGGTCTTGAAAATAATTATTATTATTTCCATCATCTCCAAAATATGTATCTAAAAATATTTCTAAAGTATTTAACTTATCAAAATAATCTATATATGTTTTAATAGCAGGTGATACTGAAAATCCCGGCATTATTTCTGTATCTAATAAACCACTATCAATTTTATTTCTTATATAACCATTACCGCCCGAACCAACCATAAGATTATAATTATCTTCTGCTGATAAATTCTCATCAAAAGTTGTTCCAAATAATTCTATTCTAACATTATCAATTTTATCAATCAATTCTTGTTTTATAGTCATATTATTTTCCCACCCATTAAAACAATATTAATCCCTATCCAATAAAGTAATGGTTGTATAAGATTAAAAAATAAGAACCAATTAAAATCTAAACAATTTTCATAAAAAATAGAAATTGTTGCTACTGTAAAATAAAGTAATATTTGAAAAAAACATCCGGTGATAAAAAATAATGTATGAAGATTTTTAAATTTGAAAAGTGATTTATTAAAATTTGTGTATGTATAGATAATTATTCCGAATGAAATTATATATGTTACTATAGTAGATAAATCATATTCAAAAATAATACAACTTCCTAATGCTATAAAATTCATACTCATTAGAGCTAATAATTTGTTTGAGATTTCTGACATAAAATAGAGAAATAAAAAAAATACTATGTTATAAAAAACTATAACTACATTAATATATTTTATTTCACTAAAATAATTTGGTAATATAAATATTGTGAATAGAAAGGAAAGACAGAAAAGATATATAAATAGTTTCCTATTCCTCATATTTACAATATTAAACATCGAACCAAAAAATGAATATGAAAATACAAGTATCCATATAAAATAAATTCCTTTTGATAATACATTCGGGTCATCAACATTACATAACCCAACTGATACTATTATAAAAGCTAATAATACAAATATAACCATTTCCATTTTTTTCAAGTTTTCATCAAGAAGTAAGTAATCCATAATTTCACCATTCCCCATTTATTCTAAAATATTTTTAATAAACTCACGTAAAAAAATACCAATTCCACCACCAACTATTGATATAATAGAAGTTAATAACCAAAAAAATCTTTGTTTATATAATTGTATCTCTTCTTTACTCTTTTCAATCTTTTCATTGTTTATTTTTTCAATAGACTTATGTATATCAATAATATCTTTATCAATATCACTAATATCTCTTTTAACTGATTCAAGACCAGATTCAAGTTTAAGCATTTTTTCAAGACATTCGGGTCTTGCAGTATGTGGTGTATTTTCATTCATTATAAATTACCTTCACTTTGCTCTCTTTTCTTTTTTAATTCCTCTATATATAAACCATCAAATATATCAAATTCATATAAAAACATTTCATATATATCTGATAAACTTATACCCTCTGCCTTTGCTAAATAAAAAATCCTTCTATATAATATTTCTAAATCTATATCACATAGAAGGAGAATTAAAAAACCTCATTTCTTAATTCTCCCTCATTAACTTTACCACAATTAGGACAAGTATATCTATTTATATATTTTAAAGCTGACATTCCAGTAAAATATTTTTTAAGTAATTTTTTTGAAATATCATCATATAATTCATCAATAATCTTTTTAAAATCCTCAATATTTAAAGGATTTTCTTTATCATCTTTATTCATAACTAATGTATCTTTGCCTGATACATAAGTTATTGAAATAAGTGAATCAAATAAAATATCGTTTATTAAATCAAGACTTTCATCTACATTAGATTTTTTTGAATTTATATAAAGAAGTTTACTATATACATCTATCGATGGATTTTCTAATTTCAACTTAATACCAAAATTTAAAATATCTATACTATCAGAATCTATCTCAAAGCTATTTAAATTTTCTTTATTAATAATTTCTATATTATCTATATCTAACTTCAGATTTGTTTTAAAATCTACTTTACATTCAGAACATTTTACAGAAAAATTACTTATAGACATAGCATTTGAAATTTGTTTTAGAAAAAATGTTATATAAACAAAATCTAAAAATTTCAAGTCTTTTATATTAATATCTTCATATATAACATCAGATAAAGTATTATAGAAAAATTCCATTTTTTCATCAAAATCTTTTTTATATTCATTATAATTATTAAACATTTTAACATTATCTGGTTTTATAACACTATTAATATCTATTTGTGCTATATATTTAGCTTCTTTTGTTTTCATTGGACGTATTTTAATTTCTTTACCCGAAACTGGTAATATTATTTTAAAACTGTTTATCTGTTCCTGTTCCTTAATTCTTTCTAAAATTTTATTACTCATATAATCCCCCGATTATTTATTATCATATTTATTTACCTCAATATTCACCAAATGGATTTCTTGTTGAAATTATTAAACTCATATCATCGGTATATCTTTTAACACCATCTTCCAAATCTTCATAACCCTCATTATGTTTATTAATTATATCTTCAACATTTTCTTTAATATCAACATCATCACTTGAAATAATATGCTCATCTTCATATTCGAGTTTTTTAGCTTTCATGGTATATGTAAATAATGTTCCAAAAGGAATTAAATGTTTTTTTGAAGTTACGTGCGTTAACTCAAACCATTCATTAAGATTTTTAAGATATATTAAATCTCCTATAACCGGACTTTTAATTTCACCAGAAACACATTCATTCCATTCTTTTATAGAAACATCAAACTCTAATCCTCTTTCCATAAATAATCCAAATTTACTATATAAATCATCTCCTTCAAATGTTTCAAAATTTTGAAACACCATAGGAATTTCGTAAAATTTATCGAATTTTTTTGTAGTATCAAGAAATATTTCATCTTTTGATATAATAGATTTTGGATAATAATATACAACTATACCCAGTATTTGATTAAGTTCTTGGTTCATACCGGAATATAATTTAATTTCGTTAGTATTACTTTTATCATTAAAATTAAAATACTTATTTTTTGCCATAAAATCTCCAATATACCATTCTACTATTATTTACCTATAAAAAAATAGGGAGTGATTTCACTCCCTAAAATAATTATTGGAGGGTAACAAACATAGGAGTTTATGCAACTCCAGTAGAACCTAAACAACCATCACCACGTTTAGTTTCGCATATATATAAATCTTTTTTATCCACTTCTATTAATTCATCATAAAAAACATTTATGAGTATCATCTGTGTAATCTTCTCACCATTTTTGATAATAACCTCTTTATTTGTTGGGTTTATCATATTAATGAAAATTTCGCCTTGATAATCTTCATCTATAACACAAGCACCCATAGTAAGCCCCTTCTTTACCGCTACACCGCCTTTATTAAACGCGATAAGGGCGTAACCACTCGGAACTTCTACAAACACACCAGATGGAATTACAACCCCTTGATTAGGTGGTAATGTTAATTCCTTTGTATCTGGATTAAATATAACAGAATTATTATACTGGTAATAATCAATAGCTTTTAAATCATTCGGAACATAAAAATCTATACCAGCACTTTTTTCTGTTCCTCTGTTGGGTTTTTTTACATCTCTTGATAAATAAAATTTCATTTTCTATTCCTCCATCTTTTTTCAAAAGTTTCTTGAATTTTATTTATTAAATCATCGCCACCCATTTCTTTAAGAAGTAAGGATATTTCAGTCCTATCTTTATCTTCATTCTTTGTTTCAAATAAACAATCTATTTCATCAGTAAGATAATATATTACCTTACCTTTACACCATGAATCTTCTATTTCTTCTTCAAAAAACTCTTCATCAGTCATATCAGTAATTGTTTTTAGATAATCTTTCAAAATATTTATTTCATTACTAATAAAATCTATATCTGATATTTCTTTTCTTCTCCATCTACAGTATCGACAATCACATGTTTTACCCATATTTACCTCTTCTTTTTCCATTTTATCAACTCGTTTTCAGCTTTTAAACCTTTATAACTTCTCTCTTTTATAATATCAGTAACATCTTTCTTTCCAATTCTTTTAGCATAATCATTTATATCTTTATCTTTTACATTTTCCCATATATAAATGAAACATTTTGCTTTTATACATTCCTCTAACACTCTTATAACATCTTTATTATTTTTCTCATTGTCTAACACTACATATATATTACCCTTATAAAAATGCTTCAATTTTTTAATAAGTGTTTTTATATTAGTTATACCCGGAACTGATATACAATTATCTATAAAACAGCCATCAAAAAATCCTTCATTTATAAATATATCTTTTCTAAAATCAATATTTGGTATATTAAAATACATATTTTCATCAGTTCCTAATTTCATACCAAAATATCTCAATTTTTTAGCACTAAACATTCTTATCTGAAAACCCACTAAATCACCCTCAATAGAATATGCCGGTATTAATATTCCATCAGAGGATATTTTCATATCTTTTTTAAAAAACTTTTTTATAAAATCGTGAACATTATCTATATAATATAACTGTTCAGAAACTTTATCTGTATCAATAAATCTACTTTCAATATACTTTAAACATTTATCTGAATCTTTTATCTTTCTACTATATAGATACTCTAAAAAATTATTTATATTAAATTCTTTTTCTTTTTTTGTTTTTTCAAATCTTTCTTTTATAATTTCAGTATCTGTTCTCTTCTTTTTCTTTTTACCAATCACCATTTTTCCATTCAGCTCATTCACTTCATTTAAAAAATCCTTATACACTGATGGATTTATTTCTTTAAAAAAATCATATATACTATAAATCACTCCACAGTTAAAACAGTTAAAGATTATATTACCATCATAGAACTGTTTTATGTTTCCTCTCTGTTTCTTTTCACTCTTTTCACTATCTCCGCAAAAAGGACAGCGGAAATTGAGGGAAGTATGTTTATTAACAATAGTTCCCTCTTTTATAATTAACCCCAAATATTTATAAACAGTATTTAAACTTATCTGCATATTTTTCTTGCTCTTACATATGCAATAGTTTCTGAAACAATACCTACACTCAAAATTCCCAATATTATAGGATTTCTAACTAATGCAAAACAAACCCCATAAGCTAATAACTCTACACCATAAATTATATTTGCTGTTCTCTTTTTCATAATGTTACCCCCTTGATTTTTTTTTGTTCCCATATTTATATAGTAACATAAAAAAATAGGTCTTGTCAAATATATTTTTATAGAACCAGTGACCCTAAAAATTCATCAATATTATTAATAATACCCATATAATGTTTTAATGAGTAAACAAAAAACGCATATTCTAAATCTATAATATGTGCAAACTCATTAGATGTGGCATCATATCCATTGATAAGAATGTGATAAAAAACATCTATATCATATCTATAAATATCTCTTAATATCAATTTTAAATTCTCAACAACATCTCCAGTATCCTCATAATTACAATTATTAATAAGAATATCTTTTATTCTATCTTTCCAATCACTATGAAATTGATTAAAAAGAAAAGGAATTTTAAATATTTTCTTCTCTGGATTAAACTCGACCTTTTCCATAAATTTACAAATATTTTTTATAAAAATAAATGGGTCACTATAATTATTATATGAATCATCAATATATTTTTTAAATAAATCAACATATTCTGGATAAACTATATTAGAAATATCAGTAATATCTAAATTATTTATTTCTCTTTCAATGACTTTTTGCTCTATCGATAATGCCGAACATCTTCTTTCATCCATTAAATAACAATAATATTCTTTTAATTCGGTAATATAATCAGAAGCTAATGTAATAAAAAATTCATTTTGTTTTTTATTTTTAATACTTTCGAGTGTTTTTCCCACTAAATATTCTTTTGCTGGTAATGAAAGTTTTTTTAGAATAGATAAATCTTTTTGTGTTAATTCTTCTTTTTCAAACAATTCTCTTATAAATTCAATATCTGATACTACTACATTACTATAACTTAACATATATTTCTCCTATTTCAAAAATTATTATAAGAAAAATATATCATAAATTATATAAAATGTCAATAAATTAATAACTAATATATGGTTTTGTATGAACACTTCTTGAATTATTCACATTATTCATTATTTGATTAATATGATATGTATCTCCACCACTCTTACCTTGTGGTATATTTGTTCTATCATAAACTGATTCAACAGGGGCTTTTGAAGTTTC